TAAGGGCAAAATCTCGGAGGGCCAGACTTGGCGGGACATGCCGCCGGCGCTTCGGGACCAAGTCTCGGCGAGGCCGGAGGATTTCCTCAAGGCGGTAACGAAGGCGGCATAGGTGACACTCGAGAGGGAATCCCTGGATGCTTTGTGGGAGGCGGGTGGTTTGTTCCAAATCAAAACCTCCCCCGAGGGGTGGCGCACACGAAAACTGCGTGTTGATATCTATACGCCAGAAGACATTCGAGCGCTGCCCCCCTACCTCTCGGCCTCAAGTTGCGATGAAATCAACGCCGCCTGCGACAGATTTTTAGCCTCTCGAGGCAAGCTGACAGGAAAAGCATACGCAAAATTTTTAAATAATAAACACCATGAATAATATACGACACAGCATGCTGCCGAAGCTGGCGGCTTGCCCGAAATACACACCGAAGCCGGGGGATGCGGGGCCAGCGGCGCAGCGGGGGACGGTGATGGATGAGGCTTTTCGTTTGGGGTTGCAGGGCGACCGCTCCAAAATCGACGCGCTGCCGGCGGAGGACCGCCCAGCCGTGGAGTGGGCGGTCGCCCTCATGGAGGACTACAAGCGGACGGGGACCATCGAGGCGCGGGAGGAGTATCTGGCGATGCATACGCCGGGAATCGCCCACATCGGCACGGCAGATGCACTCTGCACCAAGCTCGGCTGGGTGGCAGATTTGAAGACAGGGCAGTTACGCAATTACGCCGAGCAATTGGCCGCCTATTGTTACGCCATGATGCACATGACTTTCGAGCAGGAATATACGGCTCATGTGCTCTACTGCGACCACCAAGTGGTGAAGAGCTACCGCTTCACGCTGGAGCAGGCGAAGGGGATCGTGGAACGCATTATTGCCGAAGTGAATGATCCGGCAGCGGAGCCTCGGGCGTCGGAATACTGCGGGTGGTGTGCCAATTACGATTCGTGCCCTGCCGTTGTGAAGCCTGTCGAGGAGGGCTTGGCCGTGATCGCGGCGGGGTCCCCTACCCTGTCTTCGATGCTGGAGCGGGTGATGGAGTCGCCGGAAAAGCTCGGGCAATTTGTGTCGCAGTGGAAGGCCGTGGAAAAAGCCATCGCCGAACCGGCTCTGGAGGCGCTTAAGGCGATGCTCGAGGACGGCCGCGAGGTGGATGGCTGGAAGCTGACGGAGGTGAAGGGGCGCGAATACTTTGATGTGGAGGGGATTCTGTGGGTGGCGCGGGAGACGAATGCGCCGGTGGAATCCATCATCCTGGCACTCGGCGGAAAGATGTCCGGCAAAGCCTACCGCGAGTGGGCGGCTCAACTGGGCCGCGAACCGCTGAACGCGCATGTGCGCACCGGATCGACAACAAAGCAACTCAGACAAGTGAAAACCAAACAAACCAAACAACTAAACTAATATGGACAACGAAAATAGATATGTCAACGAGTCGGGCCGCTACCTGTGCAAGGTGAAGGCGCCGGGCAATGGCTGGATCGGCGTGTCAGGTAGCGGGAGCGAATTCATTCGCGTGCCGTTGCTTGTGACCGATGCGGGCTCGCAGGAGGGGCGCGAGATCGTGTGGCGGGGCTACCTGACGGAGGCCGCGGCGCGGCGGACGATCCAGACGCTGGACGATTGCTTCGGCAAGCAATGGGACATCAAGTCCTTGGCCAGCGGGGCGGCGAGCTTTGCGGGTCAGATGGCTCGGATCACGGTGGACTCCGAAGAATACAACGGGGAGACTCGGCACAAGGTGAAGTGGCTGAACCCTGCGGAGATGGCTCCGAAGAACGAGGTGGATGCCACGGTGATCGAGGCGCTGGCCGAGCGGCTGGCGAAGATCGACCGGGGCGATGATGTGATGGTGCCAACGAAACCTGCACCCAAAACCTCGGACGACATTCCGTTTTAACCATGAGGGGGATTCTGGAATACGACTTGCCGGAGGACGAGGCGGAGATGCGCTACGCACAGGCAGGGCTCGACGCCCTGTTGGTGCTTAACGACCTGGACCAAGAGTGCCGGAGCCGTCTCAAGCACGGCGCCGGCGCGTTTGCCGATCTCGACGACAAGACCATCGAGGCCGTGAGGGCTTGGGTGGTTGGCGCCTCGCAGCGTCGGAATTTGCCGGACCTCATATGACCATCCTTGCCCTCGATCCCGGCACTACCGAGACGGCGTTTGTCCTTTGGGACGGGCGCCGGATCCTCGAGGCTGACCACCTGCCGAATGCGGAGATCCGCCAAATCCTCATTGGCCGCGAGTATGACGCGGTCGCCTGTGAGATGATCGCCTCCTACGGCATGGCGGTGGGAAAGGAGGTCTTCGAGACCTGTGTGTGGATCGGGAGGTTTGTGGAAGTGGCTCGGGTGGAGCCGCGTTTAGTCTACCGCCGCGATGCGAAGCTGCACCTGTGCCACTCCCCCAGGGCGAAGGATGCCAATGTGCGGCAGGCGCTCATCGACCGCCTCGGGCCGCAGGGCACGAAGAAGAACCCCGGCCCGACCTACGGCATGCGCTCCCACCTGTGGGCGGCGCTGGCTGTGGCGGTCTATGCGGGGGATGTGAAGGAATAATTTTAATGCAATACCCTGAGAAAGAGAGCGCCGTCGTCGGCTATATTAGTGTCGCTGGCTTCGCCGGCGTGCCGAGGTCGGCGATTGTGGACCCCGATAGTTTTGTCTCGGTGCTGAATGGCGTTTACTACGCCGCGGCGCACCGGCTGCACTATGCCAAGAAGGCCACGACGGGCACGACGATCATCGAGGCGATCGAGCGGGATCCGTTTTTGCTGAAGGTGGCGGAGCGGACGGCGCAGGAGTCGGGCATGGTGTGTTGGCGGGATGGCTTGGTCATGGCAGACAGCTCGCTGGCTTACAACCCGGCGGGTGGCGCGGTCGTGTCGGAATACCTGGCGGACATTGCCTCGGCGGCGGCGCAGCGCAAGGCGACTAAGATCGGTCAGAGGTTGGCCTCGGGGGATATGCCTGTGGCGGAGGCTCTGGAGGAGCTCAAGACGCTGGCGAAGCCTCGGGCGTCGATGGTGGGCGTGGAGATGCATACTTTTGAGGAGCTGTGGAGTTACAAGGCCGAAGACGACTCCAGCACGCTGGTGGGGAACCGCTGGCTGTGCCGTGGCGGGCAGCTGCTGCTGCTGGGGCAGAGCGGGATTGGCAAATCCTCCTACACTCTCCAACAGGCGATGACCTGGGCGCTGGGGATGCCGTTTTTTGGGATGAAGCCGAAGCGGCGGCTGCGGTGCCTGATCGTGCAGGCGGAGAATGATATGGGGGATATGGCTGAGGTGGTGCAGGGAGTCATGTCCTATGTGGTGGCGCAGTCGAAGATGACGCAACGCGAGGCGGTGGATATCCTGCGGGAGAATGTGATCGTGGCGCGGGTGACGGCTCAGACGGGTGAGGCGTTCATCGAGGTGATTCGGGAGTTGATTGCGAAGCACGGGCCGTTCGATCTGGTGTATGGGGATCCGTTGCTGTCGTTCATCGGGGACGATATCTCGCAACAGGCGGTGGCCTCGCACTTTCTGCGGGAGCTGTGCAACCCGCTGGCGTTCGAGCATGGGTTTGCATGGGTGTGGTCGCACCATACCGGCAAGCCCCAATCGGACAGCAAGAGCCGGGCGCATTGGAATGCGAATGATTATGCTTACATCGGGCTGGGATCGAGTGAGCTAACGAACTGGGCTCGGGCGATCTGTGTGCTCCAGACCACGAAACACGAAGGAATCTTTAAGGTGCTGCTGGCGAAGCGGGGCAATCGGGCGGATGCGCTGGATGAGCATGGGCATCCGACGACGGATATCGTCATCAAGCACGCGGCGAAGGGTCTGCATTGGGAGCCCGCGGAGCTGCCCGAGGAGACGGAGGAGCAGACGCAACACAAGGGCAAGGCGGGACGCACACCCAAAATCTCGGCCTACGACGAGACGGACATCGTCGGGAAGCACGCTCAATGGCCTAAGGGTGCTCGGGGTTTTTATACCGAGATGACTGCCAAGTATGGCGTCAGCCGGGACACCATCGAGAGGATCTTGCGCCGGTCCAAACAGGGCGCACAAAACCTCAAGGCGGCGTGATCTTTTCCTATTACATCCACATGAAACCAAGTGCCGCAAAATTACCGCAGAATGACCGCAGAATGGAAATTATGCGGCACAGGATAACTGCCGCAAAATTACTGCCGCATAATCCCCCCTTAAAGGGGGGGGATAATTATGCGGTAGTTAATTTTTCGGCGTCGTTATTTCCGTCCTGCTTTTACCGCAAAATAGGTTTGTGCGGCATTTCAACTTTATGAACCACCCCAAAAAACCCATCGACCCATACATCGGGTGCCAAGCCTGCGGGAAGGAATGGCAGGACCACCCAGGCATCTCACACACCTGCCAAATGGCCTCAGACCTCGCCGACTATCTCCGCTGGGCCCTCAACCACATCGAGCCGCCCGAATACACCAGGGACATTACCGAGCAGGAAGTCTACTTCCACTCCCTCGAAGAAGCACGCCGCCTCGTCGTCGAGGCCAGCAACTGGAAAGCCCGCTTATGAAACCCAAACGCCCAGCCAAACCCGAGACAAAGCACAGCATCGCCACCAAGCTGGCCGCTGATTTCCATGTCAGCGTCCAGACCGCCACCCAGTGGTTCGATGCCGGTTGTCCGATGGATTACGAGGAGGCCAAGGAATGGAAACTCCAGAAACGCGCAGAAGCCCCGATCAAGTCCGAGATGGGGTCAAGACCTAATAAGCTGGAGAAAGCCCTAGAACAGGCCGCAGCGTGCGAAGAAACGGTCAACTGGGATGCGATGTCGACGCAGTTCCGCCAGATGTGCGACATCGTCGCCGACTTCTACCTCATGGGCATGACGGTCTCCGCCATTAACACTAAGCTGGGCGTCAAGCCTGCGGTCATCTCTCGCATCATTGCTAACCACCCCGATACCAAAGACAAGGAATCCCAAGTCGCCGCTTCAAGCTGGAAAGATGTCCGACGCCTGGCAGTCGATGCCCTCCGAGACAAGCTCAACGACCCAACCCAAGTCTCCAAGATGAAAGCCGCCGAGCTCAACTTTGTAGCCGGCACCGCTCAAGACAAGATCCGCGACAGCGAAGGTGGCGCGCAGCTCACCATCAACATCAACCAGAAGATCAATGCGTTGTCGTTTGAGGAACTCATCAACAGCATTCCGAAGAAGGCCGATGACATTGATGGTGAGTATGAGATCGAGACCCCCTCGGGAACCAGTAGCGAGGTGGAGAAGCCCTCGGCAAACACCCCGCTCAGTCTCAATAACAAGGCTAAAAACGAGGAGGATAATGGCTCGAATGAGTAAGTCATTGAACATCAGCAACCGCCCAGTATCTACAAGAGTGGTTATTGGAAGTTATGGCCTCGACAGGGGGGGGAGGGGGGTCGGTTCGCTGGCTCCGCAAATTTCACCCCACTCGTCCAGCCCCCGAAAAATTTTATGAAAAAAGCCCAACCAAACAAGCAAGAAACGAAGCAAGAGCAACCCCCTACCCCGCCTGAGTGGCCGTTGATGGGAAAGACCGCGCCAGGGAGACAACCGCAGAATCCTCGGATTTTGCGGGTCGTCCTCGAGGAGGAGGTCGTCAATGTGCAGGTCCGCAGCAATTCCTTCTACCGAGCGAACGAGCCGGTCTTGGTGGGAGTGGACGCCGGCGGGGCATTGGTGGCGGTGAAGCCGAAAACGAACCCGCTGCTGCACGGGGGGTATGAGGGGTGAGTGACACGCCCGAGACGGACGCCAAAGTTTCCGGACACATTGGATTCTATTCGTGTGCAACGGTTCCCGCTGAATTGTGCCGCCGCATGGAGCGCGAGCGCGATGAGGCGAGGGATATGGCGGAAAAGCTTACCGAGCATGGACTTGATCTTATGGATGCCAACCGTTTGTTGAAGGCAAAAATCAAGCGCCAAGCAGAGCGCATTCGTGAGCTAGAAGGTGCGACAAACCATGCTGGCGGATTGCACAAATGACCTGCCCCACCTGCCAATCCCCTACCCGCGTCGTCTCCTGCCGGTTGGTCGGCGAGGAGTTTTTTCGGCGCCGCCGGTGCGAGAACGGCCATCGCTTCAATACCTCTGAGGATTTTCGCCCCGGCCCGTTCCCCTGGGCGAAGAAAACCGCAACCAACCGCCCTAAACGCCCCAAACCCTCCCCCAAGGCCAAGCCCGAGTCCACCGATTGGCTCACCCGCATCGAAGACAAGCTCGCCGCCCTATGACCTTCACGCAAACTCCCCACCCGCTGCTGCCATTTATCCCGCCGGAGCACTTTGTTGCCGACTTCGAGGCGGCGAAGGCCCTGCTTGCCGAGCGCGAGCGCCGCATTGTCTTGGAAAAAGAGGATCCGATCCGCTACGGCTACGAGCCCGAGCACTGGCAGAAGGCCGAAAAGATCGCCAAGCGCTACCGCGACCTCTTGGTGCTCGGCGGCAACCGCTCCGGCAAGTCCACATGGGCGGGAAAAATGGTCGTCCGCACCCTGCTCGAGAAGCCCGCGAGCCGCGTGTGGTGCTTCCAGACCACAAACGACAACTCCATCTCCATGCAGCAGCCGATTGTGTGGAATTTCATGCCCGCCGAGCTACGAACGGCCAAGCGCAGCAAGATAACGAACATCAGCTACACGCAAAAGAACGGATTTTCCGAAAATACCGCCGTCCTTCCGAACAAATCGCAGGTCTGGTTCCGCAATTACGCCCAAGACATCACCACCATCGAGGGCGGCGAGATCGATCTCGCCTGGTGCGACGAATTGGTCCCCCTCGATTGGCTCGAAACCATCAGATTCCGCCTTCTCGACCGAAATGGCATCCTCCTCGTCACCTTCACCCCCATCGAAGGCTACAGCCCCACGGTAAAAAACTACCTCCAGGGCGCCAAAACCCTCGAGGAGTGCGATGCCGAGCTTTTGCCGAGAAAAAGCGGCAAGGGATTTGAAAAAGTCCCCGTCGTGCAGGAATGCACCACCCGGCACGCCGGCATCATCTATTTTCAGACCAAAAACAACCCATGGGCAGGCTACGGCCGCATGAAGACCGAGCTCGCCAAGCAACCCCGCGAAAAAATCCTCTGCCGCGCCTACGGCGTCCCCGTCAAGGCCGCCGCGACGCGCTTCCCCCGCTTCCGCGAGTCGGTGCATGTCGTCAAGGCCGACCAGATTCCCCAGGAAGGCACGAACTACCTCTTCTGCGACCCCGCTGGCGGGAAAAACTGGTTCATGCTGTGGGTCCGCATCGACGCCGCCGAGCGGGCGTGGGTCTACCGCGAGTGGCCGCAGACCGACACCTACATTGAGGGCGTCGGCTACGCCGGGCCGTGGGCGATCTCCAGCGGCAAGAAAGCCGACGGCGAAGCCGGTGAGGGGCAGAAATCCTTCGGCTTCGGCCTACTCGCCTACAAGGCGGAAATCGAGCGCATGGAAGCCCTCGACGGGGTCAAGATTTTTGAGCGCTGGATAGACTCAAGGTATGCGAACACCACCGTCGCCGGCACCCGCGAGCAATCTACCACCCTCCTCGAGGAACTCGAAGATGTCGGCATGTCCTTCCGATCCTGCCCAGGCGAGAACATCGAGGAAGGCGTCGGCCTCATCAACAACGCATTATTTTATGACGAAGAAGCACCCATCGACCACACCAACGCGCCTCGGCTCTATATCTCCGAGTGCTGCACCAACACCATCTGGGCCCTCAAGGAGTGGACCGGCACCGACGGCCAGAAAGGCGCCAGCAAAGACCCCATCGACTGCCTCCGCTACCTCCTCACTTCTGGAGTCGGCAATGTGGAAGGAGGCAGGCTCCATGTTACCGGAGGAGGTGCCTATTAAACGCCGCACGCTCCGCAAGCGCGATGTCATGGATCTCCTCGGCATTTCGGAGCGCACCTACAAGACCTACATCGAGGTCGGCCTCCTGCACCCGATCCCCGCGCCCCGGCAGAAACGCCACACCTTCTCCCTCGCAGCCATCATCAAAAAATTCCAACTCGCCTGACCTATGTTCACCCTAAAAAAAACCACCCGCTACATGCTGCCAGACCGGCTCGACGAAGACGACATGACGACCGCGCTGTGCATGCCCGGCAGCAAGCCGCTCGTCGTGCAGGCTGTGTTGCAAGTCCTCCGCGACCACATCGACGACTCCGTCGAATTGGTCGGCAGCATCAAGACCGCCACCGAGCACGGCCAGCTCGCCCACTGCGCCGGTGCCCTCGACGCCCTGCGCGGCTTTGAGTCCGACCTCCTCCAGCGCATCGACGAAGCAAGCAAGAAGATGTAGAAAACTTTCGGCGGTCATTGAGGGCATGCCGTCTCGCCGTTCCCAGTGGGTAAGCGAGGCGACCATGAGCGACCTGAGCCGTCGGACCTTTTTACAATTTCGACTCGATAAACTTCCCTCGGCTCATCGAGCCACGCTGGCGGTCGAGCTTGTCCCAGGATTCGGGCTGCATCGACACGGATCGCGTGACGGCGGTGCGGCCTTTGGCGTTTTTGCTCTTTGCTCCTTTGGGGCGGCCCGATCCTTTGCGCGGGCCGCCGTGGGTGGTGGGCTTTTTCATTCGAAAAAGTTTTAAACAATGAATCCCTTGCGAGTGAAGAATTTTGCAATTGGGGAACCCCACTCGTCGGCAAGAGAGCAACGAATGTGACACTCAAAATCGTTTCCTTCGCTTTCTGCGGTCTGACGATTGCATTCGATGTAATTCCAGACTTCGATTTTGCCGAAACCATCAGTTTCAAACCACTTGCTTTTTTGAGAATCACTTGCCTTCAAATCTTGATCATAAATAGCGTTTAGGATTTCGAGTTGGGTTTTTTTTGTTTTGTTTTTCATGGTCTTAGTTGGCGCGGGGGTCGAACCCGCGCCGGGTGGGGTTAGATTGCAAATCCTTTTTCGCGGAGGATTCGAGCGGCTTGATGGATGTTCAAGAATCCCTCGTTCAGGTTGTCGATGAATGCCTCAAGGAGGAATCGTTTTTGGCTTTCTCCGACTTCGGTGGCTTCGTGAAGAGCGTTTAGTTTTTTGATCAGTGATTTGCGAGTCAGTGTTTTCATTTTTCGTTTTGGTTTTTGTTTTTTTTCTCTGCCGTGGTGGCTTCGATCTGGGATGACAATCTCACAAACTTGATTTCTCGTCAACAATTTTTTTCAAGAAAATGAAAATAATTTTGGAGGCTTGCGGAGCCGCTTAAAACCTAGCTCGGCGGGCGGCGGTCGATTGGTCGGCGTTTTTTTCTGCCGTTATAGGTCGGTCGATGCCTGTTTCTGCCGCTCTGGGTGCGGCTCTATAGATTTCCAGAATTCTGTCGTCATTCTGAATTTCAACGAGCCCCTGTGCCGCTCGCCCCAGAAGGCACTGACCCACTTGGTTGGAAACCATGACGCCAGACACAAACGACACCCCAATGACGCTCTCCGACATTGCAGCCGAAATCGGCTTCGATCTCGAGGAGATAACCCCGCAGGAACAACCCGCCGCCGAGGAGACCGAAGCCGCGCCAGAAGCGCAGCCAGAGGCCACCGAGACGGAGGACGCCTCAGCGGAAACTGATCTTTCACAGGATACCGACGAAAAGTCTGAAGACGACAGCGACGCCGAGTCCGAAGAGGACAAAGACGACGCCGAGCCGGAAGAGGAAAAGAACCCCGTCCCCGAGAAGCTCCTCAAGCGCATCGACAAAATCACGGCCAAGCGCCGCGAGGCTGAAGAACGCGCCGAGACGCTCGAGAGCGAGGTCAGCGAGCTGCGAGCCAAACTCGACGCCACCGTTCCCATCCAAGTTACACCCACCGCGAGCGACCCGCTCGCCGATGTGGAAACGCCCGAGCAACTCGAAGACCGAGTTGCCACCGCGAAGAAAATCCGCGCTTGGGCCATCAAGAATTTGGAAGGCGGCACCGTCCAGAATGCCGCCGGCGAGGATGTCTACTACGAGCCTTCCCAGGTTCGTGAATACCTCGCCACCGCCGACGAGCTCCTCACCGAGCACGCCCCCAAGCGCAAGGAATGGATCTCGCAGCGCAGCATGGTCCTCAACGAAGCCAAGGCCGTCTACCCGGCCCTCTTCAAGGCAGGCACCCAAGAGCACGAAAGCCTCTTGGCCACCATCAAAGCCCATCCCTACCTCAAGAATCTCCCCCAACTCGAGATGATCGTGGGAGACGCGATGGAAGGCATGAAGCTCCGCTTCGCCCGAGCCGAGGCCGCCCAGAAAAAAGCCGCAGCGTCCAAGACCGAGTCGAAATCCCCCGTGAAAGCCAGCAACCCGCCGAGTCCCGCAAAAGGTGCCCGAGTGCCCGCCCAAGACATAGCGACCCGAGAAGGAGCCAGAAACCTGTTCTCTCGAGGATCCTCGCTCAAGACCGACGACATCGCGGCGTTCCTTGAAGGAGCGCTCTAACCCCCCAAATCCAAACCAACACCCCCCCTTAACACAATGGCCGCAACACTCATCACCTCCCAAACTGGCATCCGCCAGGATCTCTCCGACCTCATCGCGGTCGTAGACGCAAAAACCTGCCCCGTCATCTCGATGGCGAAAAAAGGCGCAGAGCCCATCAACCCCCTCACACAATGGCAAGCCGACGCATTCAATGCGGCAACGGTTCCCGCCGGCGTCCTCTCGAACACAGATGTCTCCTCATCTGATTTCGTGGACAACGCCGCAAACCGCGTGCTCCTCTCGGCCCGCATCCAGAAGTTCCGCGAAGTCCCATCCGTGGACGACCTCGCGCAGCATGTCTCCGAAGTTGCCGGCATCGGCAAGAAAAAAGAGATGGCCCGCGCCGTCAGCAAATCCCTCGAGCAAATGAAGCGCTCGATGGAAGCCGCATTCTGCTCCGACCAAGAAGGCGTCGAGCAGTCCGGTAGCACCCCTTACAAGACCCGTGGTCTTGGCAAGTGGATCCAGAACGGCGCTCAGTCCGACCTCCCCGTCAACTCGGCCTACCGCACACCGACCGCGTCGATCAACACGACCGCCACAGCCTCGCTCACCGAGAACAACATCCAAGACATGTTGCAATCCCTCTACGAGCAGACCGGCAAAGCACAGACCTACAGCCTCGTCTGTGGGCCTGCCCTCAAGCGCCAGTTCACCTCGTTCACACGCACCCAGTTCGCTTCGACGAATGTCGCCAGCGCCATCCGCGTGTTGAATCAAAAAGACAGCTCCAAAATCGTCAGCTCTGTTGACATTTTTGAAGGAGATTTTGGCACACTCGAGCTCATCCCATCGCTTTTCTTGGCGAAGGACGCGACCGGCGCTGGCGCAGCCGCCGTGCAGAACGGCCGCGGCTATGTCCTCGATATGGACATGGTCGAGCTCCGCTATAACCGCAAGCCCCGCTTCCAAGAACTCGAAGACCGTGGCGGTGGACCACGCGGCATCGTGGACGCGATCTGCGCCCTCTGCGTCAAGAGCCCTCTGGCTCTCGGCAAGTTCGCACCGACTGCCTAATCCAGCCTCCCCCGCATAGGCCCTACGGAGGGGCGCTCACACCCTCCAGAAATCAAAGAGCGCCCCTCCCAATGCGGGACAATTTTCTAAATGTCCGACCTCGCAGTAGAACTCGAAGCCGATCTTGGTGACCTCGCCCCGCTGGTCACCGAGGAACTCCGCACCGGCTGGCACGCCTCCATGGTCACCGCCGAGATGCGCCAGCAGCGGATCAAAGCCGCGAGCGACCGCATCGCCGCAGCCCGCAGCACGGTGGAAGGCATCGGCCAGCACACCATGTCCGTCGATTTCGACAGCTACATCTACTGGAACAACCTCTACCCCGGTTGCTGGAAGGACAAAGGATTCCGCGAGGAATTCAAAAAGGCCAACCCCCACACCGTCGTCACCACCACCGCCAAGCCGACCATCGTCGTCCAATGAAATCCTCGGACATCTCAGAAATCATCGGCCTCGTCGAAGAAGCGGAGACCGACGCCGCCAACTACTGGTCGCGGAAGAATCTCAACTACAACCAGCGATTCTGCCTCTGGCCAGGGCAAGACGACACCGGCCGCAAATATTCGTCGAACCTCGGCAAAAACGCATTCCCCTGGGATGGTGCCTCCGACTCCCGAATCCGCCTTTCCGACATGCTCATCAACGAGCGTGTGCGCTTGATGAAAAACTCCTTCACCCGCGCCCGTCTCGCCGTCATGCCGACCGAGACGACCGACATCCAAGCCGGCCGAAAGGTCGAGACCGTCATCCAGTGGCTTCTCAACTCTCACTGCGCCGCCATGACCAAGCGCGAGGTGGAACTCGCCGCAAACATCCGAGAAACTTACGGCCTCGCCGTGATGGGCGTCTTCTGGCGCCGCACCACTCGCAACGAAAAGCTCACCTTCACACTCGAGTCTCTCCAGATGCAATACATGGAGACCGGCGACCCCCAGCTCGCCCTCATCATCGAGGCCATCCTCGATCCCACGCAGGAAGAAGCCGTCGCCCGCGAGATGGATCTCCTGCTCCCTGGCCAAGGCACCGCTGCCAATGTTCGCAAGCTCCGCGAGACCGGAGCGTTTGAATACGACTCGCCCTACATCTTCGAGAACCTCCCCGACTGGCAAGCCTACGAGCCGTGGGAGGACATCATCTTCCCGCCCTCCACCTACGACCTCCAGCGGGCACCCTTCATCGCCTGCCGTGAACTCCTCCGCGAAGACGAACTCCGCGAGCGCGAAGTCACCGAAGACTACGACCCCCGCTGGATCGATGAGGCCGTAAAGCACAAAGGCATCTCCCGCCGCACCGGCCGGAACATGTATCGCATCACCGATACATTCCTGCTCTCCGACGACCGCGACATGATCGAGGTCTGGCGCGTTTACCAGAAAAAGTGGAACGAAAAGATCGGCGCCATGGAGGTCATCTGCACTCACATCCAGCCCAGCGTCGTGGACCGCGTCGCCAAGTCCGAGGCCATGGGCTACGAGCACGGGCAATATCCCTTCATCGAGCTACCCCTCGAACGCACCAGCCGCCCGCTCATCGAGGCCCGAGGCGTGCCCGAGCTCGTCGCCACCCAGCAGAGCGAGATCAAGGTGCAGCGTGACTACCGCAGTGATCGCGCCAGTTTGACAATTCTCCCTCCCCTAAAAGTCCCCGCCAACCGAGGCAAAATGGAAATCGTCCTCGGCCCCGCCAAGCAGCTCCCAGAGCGTCGCCCCGGCGAGTTCCAATGGATGGCCCCGCCGGTGAATGACATGGGCACCATCGAAATCGAAGCCGCCACCCGCCGCGATGTTGATGAGTATTTCGGCATTCCCCGCGCCGACATGGCCCCGCAGCGGGCTCTCCTCGCCCAACAGGATTTGGTCGATACCTGGCTCGCCGACATGGCCCTCATCCTCGGCCAGACCTTCCAGCTCTGCCAGCAATACCTCGACGATATCCAGTTCGTGCGAGTCGCCGGCGGACTGCCCACCCCCTTCCGCGCCAGCCGCCAAGACATCCAGGGCAAATACGACCTCCGCCTCGACTTCGACGCCCGCACGCTCGACTCCGAGGCGCTCAAGATCAAGCTGCAAGGGCTCACCCAGCTCATCCCCCTCGACACGCAAGGCGTCATCGACCGCGCCGGTCTCGTCAAATTCCTCTTCGGCTCCATCGATCCCAATCTCTCCGAGCTCCTCATCCGCGACGCCGAAGCCGCCAGCCAGCAAGAGATCGACGACGAGCAAGTCCAGTTCACGAAAATCGCCGCAGGCACCGAGCCGCCTCTCAAAGGCGAAGGCCAAAACTTCCAGCTCCGCCTGCAAACCCTCCAAAACATCATCCAGAGCAACCCGGCAATCCAGCAGCGCCTCCAGCAGGACCAAATCTTCGCCGCCATGCTCAACGCCCGCATGGAGTCATTCAGCTTCCAAGTCCAACAACAACAAAACGCCCAAATCGGCCGCGTCGGCGCCCAGCCCGGCCTCCAAAAAGTCGCCGAAGAAATGCAAGCCCCCCAACAACCCACCCCCCAATAACCACCCATGAGATCCGTCACCTTCCAATCCGTCCTCGACGGAGCTGCATCCCGCATCGGTCTTGACCCGACGCAGACTATCCAGCCCTCCACAGCTTCCGCGCTGACGGAGTATATCAACACTCGCACCCGCTTTGCTTGGGAGGCTTACAAGTGGCCTGAGCTTTCGGCTATCGAGAAGCGCCAGTTCCGCCCGACCTTTGACGCGGCGGCTACCTATGCCAGCGGCGACGAGGTTTTCTACCTTGGCAACTACTACCGCAAGACCGGCTCTGGAGCGGTCGGCGTCCTTCCTGCCGTGACGGCTACATGGACGGTTGCGACATCGCTTACCGACTTCGTGCGCTCGATTGATTTCGACCAGACCTTCACCGCCGCCTCTGGCACCACAGCGGCCACGCCGATTGGCGAGGTGCTGCATGTTTACCGGCAAGACCCTCGCGTGGTGCGCTACGCCGAGCGCGTGAATTTCTGGGTCACAGACTCGGGAGCCATCGTCGGCCCCACGCAGTTCACCAACGCGACGCCGAACGAGGTTTTCGTGGAGTTCACGATTCGCCCGACCATGTTCAATACAGCTTCAAATTCTGAAGCCTTCCCTCGCGTCCTCAGCGAGTATGTCAAATTCGCCTCTGCCGCCGACGCGCTGCGCGAGGACGGGCAGTTTGACAAAGCCGCCTACATGGATGGCCTTGCCGTCGATGCGCTCCAAAAGGAGATCGACATCATCGAGCTCAAACAGGGCCAGACCCGCTTGCAAGGCACGCGCCGCGACCTTTACCCAAGCACGCCGATGCAGCGAGCCGCTTCCAGCCCCATCGCCAGCGCACTCGACAAAGCCGCTCGCCAGTAACGCATGAAAACCGTCCGTCTCCAGCAGCTCCTCGACAGCATCACGGCCCGCGCCGGGATTGATCCCGCGCTGCCCGAGAACGCGCATCGCGGGGCGCTGGTGATGGACTATGTGCAAGAGGCGGTCAACTACGCTTGGACATTCTTCGACTGGCCCGAGATTTACCACCTTGAGGAGCGCACCGTTCTTGGATCTGCGTTTGTAGAGGGTGCCTACACTTTCGAGTCCGATTACCAAGGCACAACAAACTATATTGGCCGCGCCATTGCGGGCAGTGCGTTTGACCAACCCATTTGGAGAATTAAGCGAGTCACTACGACATTGGCCGGTGTGGTTCTCAACATCGACACCGCCATCAATGTCCAGTGGGACGACCGCACCACCGCGACCTACATCGAAGACAGCTCGAATAGTTCCGCCGAGGAGTTCCCTTACATCGTCCTCTTCAATCCCGGCTCCACGCCGATTGGCGCGGTCGAAGCCGTGTATGCGTCAAACCCTGACACCTCACTGGCTGCCTCGCTGCAATACAGCCTCACCGCCGACCGCCTCCTCATCACCGACACCGCCTACGCTGGCGGAAATGTGTGGGTGAAATTTGCGGAGCCTGTGCCTGAGATCACGATTGCCAGCTACGACGCCGCGACCCAATACGCCATGGGCGACTTGGTTTATCACAACGCCACCGGCGACTGCTACCGCGCCACCCTCGCCACCACTGGCAATGCGCCGACAAACTCCAGCTACTGGTCCAAGCAAGCCATCCCGTTTTTTCTTGGCGACTACATCAAGACCAGCGGCCTTGCCTCCATCATGCTTGAAGAGCCCGGCATGGAGAACAAATCCAACTACCTCACCGCCCGCGCCGAGGGGCAACTCCTTAAAGCCATGGACGACGCCTGGCTCCGCAAAGGCGAGGTCCGCCGCTACTCCGCCAGCTTCCAATAATCACCCCTTGACACCCTCTCCCATAATTCAATTAACGACATGAGCAACCCCACCGTCCAGATCGCCGCCCGCAACACCGCTGGCATTGTCCAGCCCGTCCAAGCCACTCCTGATGGGGCTCTCCGCGTCAGCACCGGCTTTGCGACCCCCGCTTACACCAAATACGAAAATGTTCGTTTCACATCCCCCGCGACGAACAACACGAACTATGTCGAGTTCACTTTTGGCAGCACCTCGGTAGCCAGAATCATCAATACCTATTTCGGTGCCAATCCCCCCACGGCCGACAATGCGGAGATCCGCAGCGTCGAGATTAAATTTCCGCCCTACGCGTAAATGTCCCAGGTTTTCTTCAACCCATTTTCCGGCGCAGCGCAAAATATCGCCCTGCCCCAGCTTGACTCATCGGGCCAGATCAGTGGCACGATGATCCCGGACGATTTCGACGATGTTCAGAGGTTCCCGAGCCTCGCCGATTTCCCCGCCGAAGGCGTCGTCGCTCGCATCTATTTTTCAGCCGACAACAATGTCCCACACCGTTGGGACCCCGAAACCCTTTCCTACATACCCATCGTCGCCGACTCCGACGGCGGTGAGTTTTGAAGGACTAACCCCGCAGTAACACCCCCCCAATACCCCTAAAACATCATGGCAAATATCAGAATCAAACGCCGCTTGACCGGCGCAGCAGGAGCCCCCGCAAGTCTTCTTTCGGGTGAGCCAGCGTATAACGCCGTAGACGGCGTTCTCTACCTTGGAACCGGCTCATCGGTGGTGCCAGTGGGCGGAAGCCACTACGCGACCGCAGCAGCCCTCGCTACCGAGACCAGCAACCGCACATCGGCAATCTCCTCGGAGAACTCCCGTGCCGTTGCAGCGGAGCAAGCCCTCGGCACACGCATCGACAATGTCCTCAGCAATGTGGACGGTGCAGCCCTGGACAGCTTGACAGAGGTTGTAAGCGCTTTCCAAAGCGCAGACAGCACGCTGAATGGTGCCATCACTAGCCTCGCTTCCAGCGCCTCCTCGGCCCTCACAGCCGAAGTCAACCGCGCCACCGCAGCCGAAGGCGTCATCGCCGCCAATCTCGCCACCGAGATCAGCGACCGCGCTGCTGCCATCACGACCGTCCAGTCGAACATCAACACCGTTGCAGGCAATCTCTCCACAGAGACTTCCGCTCGCACCAGTGCTGATTCCACATTGACCTCGAACCTCTCGAGCGAAATCTCGCGTGCGACCGCCGCTGAAGGCGTCATCGCCGCTAACCTCGCCACCGAGATCACGGATCGTGCCTCAGCAGTGACCGCAGTGACCAACTCGCTCAACAGCGAGATTTCACGCGCCACAGCAGCCGAAAATTCTCTCGATTCGCGTCTCGACGCCATCGAAGCCGAGATCGACGGCGGCAGCTTCTAAGCTCCCCTCCCTCCCCACAGCGGCGGTGCGGTTCCAACCCGCCCGCCGCTCCACGGGGCCACTGCTTAAAACTTAATCCTTAAAACTTAAAACTTCCCAAATGGCCACGGTCCTCAAGCTCCTTCGCACCACGGTTCCTGGCCGAGTGCCCACCGCCGCCCAAGTGGCCCAAGGCTCCCTCGCCCTCAACCTCGCCGACCGGCGTCTTTTCAGCAAAGACCACAACAACGAAGTTTTTAGAATAGCCCGCCCCCGCGACCCCTCCGACTACCAGCTCCTCCACGCCGTGGACGGCGACGATCTCTACCTCGGCCGCCTCGCTTGGACCGACTACCCCTCAAGCGGCCCCGCCGAAGACGCCGAAGAGTGGACCATTTACCGAATCACCACCAACGCCGCAGGCGATGTTCTCTCGGAGCAATCCGCCACCGGCGCGTGGTCAAACAAGGGGAATTTAAATTATGCTTAGTCCCCTCCACGGCCAACTCTCCCCCCTCCGCGTTCCGACAATGGCAGGGGTTAACGCCGCTCAGATCGCCGCCGACTACATCGCCGCCGTTGAATCAGCCGACGGCCAACCTTTAGAATCCGCCGTCAAAACTGCATACCAAAATTTCATCTCGGGTTGTGTGAGCGATGGTCTGTGGCTTGCGCTCAAATCCTCCTGCATTTTGGCAGGGGCGCGGACTCTTTCAGGCGCACTCGTCCCTCTCGTCGGCACGGCCCCGACAAATAACAACTTTGTCACCGCTGACTTCAACCGAAAAACTGGTTTAATTGGAAACAGCACAACAAAATATCTAAATACAAACCGCCCATCAAATTCTGACCCTCAAAATAATTGCCACATTTCTATTTATCAAAATGCAACATCTTCTGGGACAAAAACCTGGATAGGGCATTATCAGGCCACTCCTTTCGTCCATTCCGAGTTATTAACTAGCGGCGGACTTGTTTATTCAAGATTAAACAGCTCGTCCGCTGGAACTACTACCGCCTCGTCCACCGCATTAGGTTTTTATGGCGCAAGCCGTTCTTTCGCAGCCTCTTTTTCTTTTAAGCGACCAAATACAGCCGAGACAACCATAACAAGATCAAGCGCAACCCCCTCTTCTCTTAATAATTATGTTTTTGCAAGCAATAATGACGGGGTGCTTTCCAATGTTCACGGCGCCCGCTTGTCTTTCTTTTCAATCGGCGAATCCCTTAACCTCACCCTTTTCAACACCCGTGTCTCCAACCTCATGACAGCCCTCGCCGCCGCCATACCATGACACTCGCCGACCTCATCACCCAGCCCGTGAGCTACGAGACCGCGAAAGACCTCGCCTTGGTCTTCAGTCCCGAACTCGCCGCGCAACTCGCCGCCGTCCAAGCCGAACACGGCAACCCCCGCCATGTCGCCAGCCCTGTCGATCTCACCGATGGCCGAAAAATGCTCTGCGCCGATTTGCTGACCGAAATCGGCCCCGGCGGTCTGTATTCCGGCGGATTCGCGCATCTCCCCGCCGAGCTTTTCCCCAGCGTCGAAGTCCTCCCAATGTCTGCCGTCCTCATGCTCCTGCCCCAACCCGAAGAAATCTAAACCCACCACCACCCATGCTCGAACAAGTCTCCACCTCCGTAAAATTCCTCGCCTTCTACACGGCGTCGAAACAAGGCAAAACCGGCCTCACCGTCACAATCGATATCTACAATCCAAGCGGCACGCAGATCGTGACCGCAGGCAGCGCCACCGCCCTCGGCGGCGGTCTCTACGCTTACACTCTTTCGACCGACAACAGCGCGGAGGGCGAATACGCCGCCATTTTCAAAACCACAGACTCCACCGTGGACGCCCAGCATATCCCGAGCCTCTGGGTTCTCGGCCGCGCCGGAGTCGAAAACCTCGACGCTGCGACCAGCTCGCGCCTGCCATCCAGCAGCTACACCGCCCCAGCGAACTCGGACATCTCGGCAATCAAAAGCAAGACCGATGCACTCCCCAGCGATCCCGCAGACCAAAGCCTCGTCGAGTCCGCCATCTCCGCCCTCTCGATCCCGACCGTGGTTCAGATTCGCACCGAGCTAGATTCCAACTCCACAAAAATGGCGAACCTCGACGCAACGATCTCGAGCCGTTCAACCCTCACGACCGGCGACCTCCCAAGCGTGCCTAGTGCCGCCTCGGTAGCCACCGCCGTGCGCACCGAGCTGACCGAAATCTCGAACCTCGACGCCTCCATCTCGAGCCGTCTCGCTACGGCGTCTTACACAGCGCCAGCAAACTCGGACATCACCGCGATTAAGAGCAAAACCGACAACCTCCCGGCTTCGCCCGCATCCGTCGCCGACATCCCGACCACCGCCCAAATCGCAACCGCCGTCGAAGGATCGCTCCTCAACGAGGCAGACGGCCAAGCGGTCCTCAACGCCATCGTCGGAGCCATTGGAAACACCAACCTCAGCGAAGTCTCCCTCGTCGCAGCCGTCCGTGCCGACCTTGAGCGCAACGGCGGCAAGCTCATCAACCTGGATGCCGCAATCTCGAGCAGATTGGCCGCAGCCGATTACTCCGCTCCGACCAGCGCACCGACCGCCGCCAGCGTGGCGACAGCCGTCTGGGGAGCAGCAACCAAGGAGATCACCGGCGGCACCGTCACAACCCTCACTAATGCGCCAACCGTGCCAAGCGCCGCTTCAATCCGTGCTGAAATCGACAGCAACAGCACGCAGCTCGCCGCGATCAAATCCAAGACCGACGCACTCCCGGTCTCGCCAGCAGCGACCGGAGACATCCCGACCGCCGACATCACCGCGATCAAAGGCAAAACGGATCTGCTCGAGACAACCCGTTTGGCGCAGTGCAGCACCGTCGCCACCACCGGAGCCCAACTCGCCGCCGCGCTGAGCTAACAATGGACACCCACCAAGCCACAGCCTCCTTCACCGGCCTCCTCGCCACCGCGACAGGGCTTACCGTTTCCATGCTGCCGGAGCTGGAGGCGTGGCTTCGTATCGCGTCCTTACTCATCGGCTGTGCCGTCGGCCTCGCCTCGCTCTACGCCATCCTCCGCAACAAAAAGCACCCCCATGAATAAATTCCTCTCGCACCTAAAACAACCATCCACCTGGGCGGGCATCGCCTCGCTCGTAGCACTCACCGGTTGGCAGGTTAGCCCCGACCAATTTTCGGCCATTAGCGCCGTGATCATCGCGCTCGTAGGAGCCTACGAGGTGATCCGCAACGAGAAGAAATGAGTAGCCCAGCTCAGATTGCCACAACCGGCCTGCTGATCGGCTACATCTTTGTGACCATCTCGTTTTTGACCGGCTGCTCCAGTTTGGGCTCGCCCCAGGTCTGTCTCAAGACCGACTACGGCACCTTCTGCTACCAGCTCCCCGAAATCCCCGCGCTCAAGGACAAGTGACCACAGAGGACACAGAGAGCACAGAGGCGGAACTTAAAACTTAATCCTTAAAACTTCTGATGCTCCCCCCGAGCCGCCCTCAACAAGCCAAGTCGAAAACGCAAGCCCTGCTCACAAAGGCCCGCGTCGGCGATGAGGTCGCGCTGGTGGGCATTCGCGGGTATTACCGAGACAGCATGGGCGAGGTCGGCAAGAACGACCGAGGCATCTACGACGACGCCATTTTTCTCGTGTCGCCAAACGCCTACGCGGCATTCAACGCCAACACCGATCCTTCGGTGTGCCGCCAAGGCATCGCCGTCCTCAAGCCCGGCGTGCACCGCTACCGCAAAGGCAAGCACGGCCTCAGCAAGCCCGGCGGCGGCTACCCCGCCCTTCGCCCCGCCACGCCTGGCGAACAACTCCCCGTGACCCGCGACGAGACAGGCGACTCGATGGGCATCGCAATCAACATTCACAAAGGCGGCTTCCGCACCACCAGCAGCGAAGGCTGTCAGACGATCCACCCCGCCCAGTGGAGCGCGTTCGTCGCCCTCGTCTATTCCGAAATGGACCGCGCCGGTCAGAAGACCATCCCCTACCTACTCGTCGAGGAGGAGGCATGAGCCGCATTCGCAAACCCAAATCCTCCCCACCGAAAGACCGCGAGGCCGTGATGCTCCAAGTCCGCGACCTGCTCGCCGAGCACTTCGATGTCGGGATTGCCGTGGTCTCTTGGGAGGACGGCGGCGAGACCTACTACATGGATTTTAAGTATGGCAACGACTACGCCGCCCGCGCCCTGTGCCGCGAGGCCGACGAAATCTTGTGGCCTTACGAAACCGAAGACGACGAGGAGGACGACGAATGAAAACATCATGGAGTTCCATAGCCCGCGAACAAGCGGACAAATCCCACAAAACCGAGGTGGACGCGCTCAAAGCCAAGCTCGCCCAATACCAAGCCAGCGTCGAAAATTTAGAGAAGCAACTCGGCATCGCGCTCTCGCTCGGCAAGACCCGCATCCGCCCGCAACCGCTCTCCGTCTCGATGAGCGACAAAGCCGAAGCCGTGGCCATCGCGCTGGCGAGCGATTGGCATGTCGAGGAAACGGTCGAATCCGCCAGCGTCAACGGCCTCAACGAATACCGGCTCCCCATCGCCAAGACCCGCATCGAGAAATTTTTCAGCACCATCGCCCGCCTCACCGAGATCGAACGCCACGGAGCCAAGATCGACGACCTAATTTTGTGGCTCGGCGGCGACTTGATGACCGGCATGATCCACGAAGAACTCGCCGAGAGTAATTCCAAAACCCCCACCCAAGTCATCCTCTGGCTGCAAGACCGCCTCGCCGACGGCCTCGCCACGCTCAAGCCCCACTTCAAGCGCATCCTCATTCCGACCAGCTACGGCAACCACGGACGCACCACCGTCAAGCCCCGCCACGCCACCGGAGCCGCCCACAGCTACGAGTGGCTGCTTTACCGAATCCTCGAAGGCCGCTTCGCCGAAGACCAGCAAATCGAATTTCAGATCGCCGACAGCTATTTCAATTTCATGACGGTCTTCGACCGCCGCCTGCGCTTCCACCACGGCGACGGCCTCAAATTTCAAGGCGGCATCGGGGGCCTCACGATCCCTACCGAAAAGGCAATCGCTTCATGGAATAAGTCGCCCAACCGAGCCGACCTTGATCTCTTCGGCCACTGGCACCAATACCAACAGAACCGGCACTGGCTCTGCAACGGCAGCCTCATCGGCTATAACGCCTACGCCCTTTCGATCAAGGCCAGCTTCGAGCCCCCCACGCAGACCTACTTCCTCCTCGATAAAAAGCGCGGCAGGACCATGACCTCCCCCATCTACCTATGAGCTGGAAATCCCTCGCCAAGCGCACCAACAGCCTCCCCGAAGGCTGGAGCACCCCCGACGAAATCGCCTCCGACCTCGATTGCGAAATCTCCGAAGTCCCCAAAATCCTCGCCGCCGCCATCCGCGACGGACAAGTCGAGAAGCAGAACTTCCCACACTGGCAACCCGGCAGCCGCCAACTCCTCTACCAAACCGGCTACCGCCAACGCACGGCTGGAACCAAATCCTCCCCAACTCTAGCCACCGTCACCTCCATCCCCGGCATCCCCGACGACCTCCTGCCCAAGGTCCGCCAGAAAATCGCCGAATACCCGAACAAAACCGCCGGAGCCATCCGCGACCTTTTCAGCACGAACAACCGCCGCCGCCTCTCCACCCCGGCCATCCGCGCCCTCCTTGACAAGCCCCCGCACAATAAAAGGTAGATGCCCGACGACCAAACAATCGTAGAAGGCGATGCCGGATTCCTCGGCATGGCCTCCCGCTTGAACCCGCTGCAATTGCAACCGGGTATGGTCCAGTATTGCGAAAACATGCGCCTCGACCGAGGCGTAGCCCAGACGCGCAAAGGCGCGAAACGGGTGGCAGAAAATATCAATCCATCAACGGATATTTTGCTGTTGGATTTTACGCTCGGGACAAACCGCTCGATTGCCACGCTGACTCAAGTCGGCGGACTGGCGACGGCGACCTTTGCCTCACCGCATAACCTCTCGAATTTAAGCTGGGTCAATATCAGCGGAGCGTCGCCAAGTGAATACAATGGCGATTTTCAAATCGCTGTGACCTCGCCAGCAGAATTCACCTACACCATGGCCTCCGACCCAGGTGCAAATGCTACATCGCAGGGGTTGGTTGTTGGGAATCAAGTCACATTTTCTAACTTGCCAGCCGGGTCAGGATTCACGGCGACCTATTTGATTTCGGCCACCCCGTCAAGCACGACACTTTACCTTTCTAATATCAATGGAAATGCAATCGGTGTGAGCAATTCGTGGATCACGCCTGGAGTCACTAAAATCAACATTTCATCAGGCGGTTCTTACACGGTGACGAACTTGGCAAGCGGGCTTCTGACGGTTGCGGGTTCTTCTTTTGTCGCCAACAACGGTCCTGTCGTAAAGACGACCTATGGCGGCGACATCATCCAGAGTGGCATCTACTCCTCGCCACGATTTGACAATGCGCGGGAATACATCGTGCTGGCCGCGCCTTCTGAGTCTTATCTGTGGCGGCACGACTCGGCCACGGTGGAGTCGGTGGCCTACCCTCTTGGCGACACGATGGAGAACGGGGATGATGTCGAGATCGTGCAGGCTTTTGACAAGCTCTACCTGCTACGCACCAGGCCGTCGGACTTAGCGCATCGAGTGCAATCCATCTTCAACACCAGCGGCACTGCGCTGGTGACGATGGATGCCGCGCATGGATACAAGACGGGCGAGGTGGTGCGGATCAGTGATTCGGAAACCCTCGGATTCAATGGCGATTGGGTAGTGACCAAAGTGAGCGCTACCGAGTTCAGCTACACGCTGCCGGTCTCGGTGACTGCCGTCTCTGCCGTTGGCAAAAATTTTGCCCGCCGAGTGCTTCCAACTTTAGTCTGGGACGGGGATTTGGATAATAATTTTGAGCGCGTGGAGCAAGGGGCGCATCCACTGGGAGTGACTTATTCCCGCCTGCCGAGCACCAGCATTGCGACCTACCACAACAACCAACTCGTGATCGCCCGAAACCGCGACGAGGTGCTGGTGAGCGATGTCTTTGACGCCGAGACCTACGACGCGGTGGCCAAGGCTTTTCGCGCCAACGCGGGCTCCAACGACTACATCGTCGGCCTGCACCCTTTCAGCGAATCTCAGATTCTCGTTTTTTGCCGCAAGAGCATCTGGCTGGCCACGGCGGTCATCGGTGCGGATGGCGTTTCGATTGATCCCTCCGCCTCCAGCCTGCAACTCCTGACAAACGAAATCGGGTGCAGCGCGAAGAGAACCATTACGACAGCGGGAACGGCTGTGCTTTTTTTAAGCGACCGTGGAGTTTATCGGCTGGATAGCCAGTTCGATCTCAAGCTGCGCGGGAACACCATGCCTCTGAGCGATCCGATTAGTGACCTCGTAGCGACCATCAATAACAACAGCGTCGAGACGAGCAATGCGGTGTATTTTGACAACCGCTATTTTTTGGCCGTCCCAACCGGGGAGAGTGCGATCCCGAATGCGGTCTTTGTTTTCAACATGCTGAACGCCCAGTGGGAGACGAAGGATGTTTTCCCATTCGGCGTGGATCAGTTGCTGGTGAGCGACTACGGCACGCAGCGCCGTCTCTTTGCCAGCTCGCGCTACGGCAGCCTCTACCTCATCGACGAAAACGAGGACGGCAATGACGATGGAGCTTTTGGTAGCAGCCAGACTCCTGTGGCGGCCTCGCTCCTGACTCGCCGTTACGGTTGGGGGAATCTCAACGCCAAGCGCCTGCTGCGCGTCAAAGCCAGCACAGTCCTTCCCGCTGGAAGCGCCTGCTCGCTCGATGCGGTGACGACGGATTTCGACAATGACTTTGAAATCGCCGCCCTAAGCAATACGGCAGGCAGCCAAGAGGACTACACCCTCAAAACTCCGCTGCGCTGTAAAGCCACGGCGCTCGACCTCCGCTACCGCACCACGGCTGGCCGCCCGATCCTTAGACAAATCACCGCCGAGGCCGCTCTCACTGGCCCTGCCAGCTCCGAAACCCGAACTTTGAATTAGTGAGCCCCTTAAAACTTAATTCTTAAAACTTAAAACTCTTCTTCCATGGCAACTCTCACTCCAGGCTACACTTTTACATCCGGCGAAGTCGTGACCCCGGCCAAGCTCAACAGCGCAGCGTCTCCGACACTCGTTCCCGCAACCGTCACAAACGCCGACATCTCGCCGACTGCGGCAATAGCAGACACAAAGTTGGCCACTATTTCTACGCCCGGCAAAGTCTCTGGCGCGGCAATAAGTGGTGACATGGCGACCGGCAATGTCACGGCGACCGGCAATGTCACGGCGACCGGCAATGTCACGGCGACCGGCAATGTCACGGCGGCCGGCAATGTCACGGCGGCCGGCAATGTCACGGCGGCCAAAGTGGTGGGGAGATTGGCGGATGGGACGCTGAATGTTGTTTCGTCGGTAGTGACTATGACCTCGGCAAATCCTGGCGTCGTCACATGGACCGGGCACACTCTGCAAAATGGCGACATCGTAGAGCTATCGACCACAGGCGCTTTGCCCACAGCCATTACACCCAGCGCGGAATACTATGTGGTCAATGTCGCCGCGAACACCTTCCAAATTTCCGCGACCTCTGGGGGCACGGCCTTAGATACCACCGCAGGCGCTCAATCGGGCGTGCATACAGCCCGCTTTGGCCGTGGAGCCATGCAAAATGGATTCGTGACTACGAACAAAATTGCCGACGGTTCAATAACGACCTCCAAGCTGGCCGGGAATGTGGACCAGCTTGCTACAGCCTGGGTTTTATTTCGCGGCGACATTGCCGATTCTGCTGTGCTCGGAGCCATCTTTACCCGCCTCACAGATACTAAAATCCAAGTTACCCGCTCGACCGGGCATGGCCTCTCGAATGGCAACTGGATTACATTCCATGCGCTGACGGGCTTCTACGCTTTCTTAAACGGAACATGGGAAGTGCAGAACGCTACCGCGACAACTTTTGAGTTTAATTTGGTGGGAGCCACGACCCCTTCCGCAGCGGTCACGATTACCACGGCCAACCCCGCCGTCATCACCTGGACGGGCCATGCTTTGGCGGTTGGGCAAACGGTCACATTTTCGACCACAGGGACGCTGCCTACGGGGATCACGGCTGGCACGACCTACTTTGTCAAAACGGCTACCGCTGGGACTACTTTCACGATTTCTTTAACCAGCGGGGGAACAGCTATTGCCACCACCGCCGCAGGCACCGGCACGCACACAGCCACGCTCACCGGCGTGATGACTTCGCAGATTTTCAGACCCGTAGCCATCAATCGCAAATATAACATCAGCAAAGTTGGCCGCCTTGATCTCGGCAAATACCGAGTCTTTTTTGAGGCAAAGCCGCTGACCGTCGATTACATTTCCTTGGGATCTGCTGCTGACGCAAGTGGCGACGCTGTAGGACTCGTTGGGGCTACGGCGCAGACCATCGACTACGCCGATATCGTCACAACAAATTCGGCAGGAACAAACGCCAACTACAACGCGGTGCGCTTAGTCGTGTTCGGAGGCTAATGCAATGCTCCCCTGGGAACGAGCCCGCAACTGGCATGACGATCACACCACCGAACCCTTTGAATCCCTCCTCGCCTGGCACATGGCCCACGGCCTCGTTTTCAATACCCCGCAAGTCTTCCTCCTCGCCCACGAAGTCCACTACTCCCCCGACACCAACACCATGACCTACGACCTCCCCCCCAACGCCTGGTTCGTCGAGCTGGCCGCCTCAATCGGCCACGCGAACCCCGTCCGCGAATTTCTCCGCGTCGCTACCCACCCCCAAGAGTGGGCGATCTGGCACCGCCGCAATTCCTTCCAACCCCACGCCTACCCATGGGCAAAACTCGCCCGCCGCGTCGGCCTTGGAGGGACGACCTCCGTGTCGTCCGTAGATGAAAGGGGGGTAGAGTAATGGGCGGCAAAGGACCCTCCAAACCAAAGATGCAGCCGGTGCCCGAGGCTGCTAAGCCTATCGACTACGGCAAAATGATGGCGCAGTCCAGCGTCGCGGCCAAAGAGCAATACCGCGACCAGTTCGCCGCGCAGATCGAAGCCTACCCAAAACTGGAACGCCTCCAACTCGGCACCGTCTCCAACTTCGCTTCAAACCTCTCTGGCGAAGGCGGCACCCTCTACGAAAATAAGTGGGTGCCCGGTAAAACCACCGGCAAAGACAAGAACAAGAAAACCACCGAAGGCCGCTGGGAAAAAGTCGCTGTAGGAGAGGCTACGCCAAACCTCTACACAAAACGCGCCACCGACCAGCTCATTGCCGCCGAAGACCAAGCCACCCAACTCGGCCGCATCGGCGACTACACCGAGCAACTCGGCTACCAAGCCGCCCGCGACCTTGAAGGAACGGACATCGAACGCGAGCTCCAACGCCAAGCCACCAGCGAACTCGCCCTCGGCCGCGCCCTCAGCCCCGAGCAGGAGCGCCAAGCCGCCCAGCAAGCCCGCGCTGGCATGTCCGCCCGTGGCCTTGGAGTCGGCACCGGAGCCCTCGCTGCCGAAGTCCTCAACCGCGACGCCTACGCTTCCCAGCGCGAAGCTGACCGCCGCAACTTTGCAGGCTCAACCAATCAAATGCTCGTCGGCAACCGGCAAAACCGCATCGGCCAAGTCGGCACCATCCTCGGCCAGTCCGCCAACACCAGGATGAACCAAGCCAACCTCCGTAGCAGCCTCGCCGGAGCCAACATCACCATCGACCCCTACGCCCGCGCCATGAACCCCGCCCTCGGCATGGGGGCCAGCACCCTCGGCCAAAGCGGCCAGATGATCGGCAATACCTACAACAACGCCACCCAGATGGCCGGCAATGTCGCCTCCTTCAATGCCAACATGATCGACACCCGCCGCAACTCTGCCCTCAACAACAACGCCTCACTCCAAGGCGCTTACATGCAAGCCGGGGCCACCGCAGGCGCAAGCAATAGCAGCATGATGGGCTCCGGCATGGCCGCTGGCGGCATGGTCCTCGGCATGACCGCACTCGCCATTTGATGAACCCACAACTGCAAACCCTCGTCGATCAAACCCTCTACCGCACTGAGTATTGGCTGCGGGAGTTTCGCAACCCTGTCGTCCTCTGGAGCGGAGGCAAGGACAGCACCGCTATGCTGCACCTCCTCATCTTCAAGCTCGGCGTGAAGCTCCCGTGCGTGCAGTGGCGCGAACCCCGCTTCCGCCACCGCTACGCCCACAGCGATTTGCTCGCCCGCGAGTGGGACCTTACCCTCTTCGATTACGCTCCCGGCCGCATCGCCATCCAAGATGGGTTCGACATCGAGACCGGCCAGCCCCGTTTTGATTTCCTCAAATACTACCAGTGGGGCCACCACAGCGCCCTCGTCCTCAGCCTCGGCACCGAGCACCCCAAGGAAGGCGAGCCCTACCTGTGCGGCCTCACCGATGTCCTCCAGCGCCCCACCGGCTCGTTCAACTGGCCGTGGGATGCCGCATTCCACGGGCAGAAGAGCGCCGATGTCGATCTCATCAAAGGCGGCGTGCCGCTCGCCCAGGATGTGCGCCGTGTGGATGACAGCCCGACCCAGCTTTTCCTCATGCGGCATTGGACCGACGACGACATCTTCGACTACCTCGAAGCCGAAGGCGTCCCGATGGACCCCACCCGCTACGACCGCGCCTCCGGCAAGTGGGGCCACAAGCAGGACAAATCCCACAACGCCGACTACTACCCGATCTGCTGGAACTGCGTGAACCGCCACCTCTCCGCCCCCGTGTGGTGCCCCAAGCTCCGCAGCGAGGTAAACAGCATCGCCCACCTCGCCCCCTACGAAGACAACGCCATCCCAGAGCAAGGCTTCAAACCCACATGGAATCCCAATACGACTGTCAACGGTGTGGCGCATGTTGCTCGCACCGTTGGAGCTGGCCCGTGCTCAAGCGCGACCGCTCCGACGCCACCGGCATCCCTGCCGACTACCTCCGCACCGACTACCCCCTGCTCAAGACAGACCCCTGCGGACGCTGCATCGCACTCCGTGGCGAGGTGGGCCGAGGAGTCGCCTGCTCAATATATCATGCTCGCCCATCCGCCTGCCGGTCCTTCCAGCTTGGCAGCCCACTCTGCATAGAAGCCCGCCAATCCAAAAACCTCCCAACCCCCTAAACGCCCATGTTCGCCTACAACCCCCAAGTCAACGACAACTCCGGCCAAATCACCGCCGGTTACCAAACCAAATCCGCCGAAATCAAAGCCGCTGGCAACGAAGCCCTGGCTAAAGGTATCACTGATGGCGTGACGAGCATCGCGGGGGGAGTCATCGGAGGCTTCACCAAAGCCGCCGAAAACAAGATGACCTCCGAGTATCTGGACCAGATGGCCGGCCAGTTTGCCCAGACGCCAGGCATGGATGGAAAAACCATGCTCATGTCCCAAGAGGAACTCGACAAATTCAGCAAAATGTCCCTCTCCGCCAAGCAGGGAATGATCGTTCCCAAGCAAGCCATGTTCGATCAATCCCTCAAAAACCAATACCTCGCCGCGCAGATTCAAGGATTCGGACAACGCAATGCCATTCAGAACCAAGTCCCGCAAAACCAGCAGCCATATCCTTCCCCCACAGCCCAACCGCAAGCCAACCCCGCCGGCGGGATCAACATGAACTTCGTCAAATAATATGGACGACCCCCTCCCCTCCGACCTCGACGCCTTCGCCCAGAGTTACAATATGCCCGGCGCCGTGCCTCCCCCGCCGGCCAAGGCATCCAAAGGCAACAGCTTTGACTTTGGCAGCATCGTCGTGCAATCCGCCGAGGATTTCGCCCGGTTGCCAGAGTCCCAAAAGCAACTCCTGCGAAACATGAAGCAGGGCATCCAATACACCCCGCAAGCCGCAGCCGAATTCGTCGAGACCTTCAACACCCGCGTCTTGGAGCAGTCCACTCCCCAAGCCCAAGCCCAAGCTGAAAAAGCGCAGCTCGATATTCAAAAGGCCGAACTTGACCTTAAAAAATCCCAAGCCGACATCGCGCAGGTCGAATCCCGCAAGCAAGCCGCAGCCACAGAGATCGCCGGCATGAGATCCATGCTGGCCGAATTAAAAGGCCACGCAGGCATGAGCGCATCGGTCGGTGCTAAAGGAAGCGAATACCTTTTCGGTATTAACAAAGAGCCATTCAGCGGAACAAAAGCCGCCGATTTCTACACTCTGCTGGAGCAAGTCCAAGGCGGCACATTCATGCAAGCCTTCAACAACCTCAAAGGTGCCGGCCAGATCACCGAGCAAGAGGGCGCCAAAGCCACCGCAGCCATCGCTCGACTAAACCCACGCCAAACGGAAGACGGATTCAACAAGGCCCTCATGGATTTCGACGGCGTCCTCGCTCAAGCCCAAGCACGCTCACAGCCAGCAAGCCCCCAAGCCGCCCCCGCACAACCCCAGCAACCCGCCACCCGCGTCATCCGCGGCCAAACTTTCGTCCAACAACCCAATGGCAACTGGCTCCCCCAATAGAGAATTCACCTCCGACGAACTTGATGCCCTGGCAGCCGCCGAGCTGCCGGTGCAGGACCCCATTCCCCCATCTGCCACTACGGCCCCAGCCGCCGCAAGCGGAGCACCTGAACCGACAGGATCTGCCGGACTGATCACCGGCGAGGGGGCACTTCCTGCCCGCGGACCTGCCATAGGCCCCGTTGCCCAGCTTGAAGATCGTGAATACACGGCCGAAGAAATCGACCTACTTGAGCAAGCCAACCAACCCAAAGGATACACTCAAGACGAGGTGGACAAAATGGTCGTCGAAGCCCTCGAAGACCCAAACTATGTGCCGACACGCGACGAGTATTTCGACCAAAAGGCCACCAAGGAGCGCCTCAAAGCCCAAGGCAAAATCCCCGGCAACGCCGAACTCGCAGCCAAGGCCGTCGGCGGGTTGTTTGTCAGCGCCTTCGATGCCTTCAACTCGACTCTCTTTTCGCCCGTAGAGACTCTCGCCAAATCCCCCGCCACACTCCAGACCGGCATCGGACGCGCTTCCCTCGGTGCCATGCAGCTCGGAGGCTGGGCCAAGCAGGCTCTGGAAGGCCAGCCTAAATATCTCAACGAGGCCACGGGAGAGTTTCTTTTTGCCGATGCACAAGACCCAATGACCCTTGCCGGGTTCCAAGAGCGATACCCAAACCAACCGATCCGCCCCACCAACGAGGAGGATTTGAAGGACTACGAATTCAAAAACCACCTCCAAGAAAAAGGCATCGACGCCGAGTATCAAGCCCTCGGGCAAAAGACCGCGCCCACCGAGCTGCTCACCCGCGTGCTCACCGGCCGCAACCAGCAAGAGACGCCCATCGAGTCGCAGGCGCAGATTGTGGAGATCGCCACCGACCCGACCAACATCATCCCCTTCAGCGCCGGTGCAAAAACCCTCGGCCTCTCCCGAGGCATGAAGATTGTTAGTTCCAAGACGGCCAGCGGCATTGAAAAACTCGCAGGCGGCCTTGTCAAAGGCAACGACGCCCTCGCTGAACGCTTCGCCAGAGTCGTCACCGAAAAGACCGGCGTGAGCCCGCAAAACATCTCCGCCGCGGCAAACGCCATGACCTTTGGGCGCAATGTCGGCATCGGCGGCGGTATCGCCATGGGTGCCACAGCCCTCGGAGCCCCGCCAGAAGTCAGCGCCACCATTGCCGGGTTCTACCCCGCCTACAAAGCAGGCATGGGCGTGCTCCGCAAGATCGAGACCGCAGCCGGAACCAGCAAAATCATCCTCCGCGAATCCGCCGACGCCACCAATGGCCTGGACCAAGCCGCCCGAGCCGCCGTGTTGGCGAACCCCGCCGTGCCATCCATTTTTAAAGAAGTTCTTGAGCGCCCCAGCCAGTTCGTGAGCATCGAGTCCACGCCCGCCCGCCTCGCCGCGAATCAAGCCCTCTCGCCGCAGATGCGTGCTTTCATGGGCAAGCTATCCAATCCTGCCATCGTCCAAGCCGTGCGTGGATCCAGTGCCCTCGCCACAGGTGCCGCAAAAGGTGCCGCCGCAAATGTTCCCTTCGCCCTCCTCGCCGCAAATGCCGGTCAGGACGAAGACGCCGCCGCCATGCTCGCCATGGGCGGAACCTTCGGCGCCCTCGGCGGAGGAGTGGACCGCTTCACCGGCCTCCAGCAACGACGCCAACAAGCCGCCCTCAGCGATGTGTCCCGCATGCTCGTCGATGTCGAACTCAACGCCGGAGATGTCGGAAAAATGATGGCCACGCAGACGCCCGACAACCTCGTCAGGCTCGCCGCCATGCAGGGCACCTTCCGCAACAACCTCGATTTCGTCCCCCTCAGCGCCGAGGAATACGCCAAAAATGTAGACGCCCAAGGCGGAGCAGGAACCGCCGGCATGTTTGTGCAGGCCCCACTCGGCGAACGCGCCAAGGTATTCATCAACCTCGACGCCCGCCGTGGAGGAGTCGAGCCCCACGAATTCGGCCACGCCCTCCTCGCCAGCGGTGCTCTCGATGGACAGCAAAAATACGCCGCCCGCGCCTGGGTCGATAAAACCTACGGCCCCGAAGGTGTCCAAGCCCGCGCCGCCGAATACGCCAGCAACATCATCCGAGGCAAAAACGCCAGCGCCTTCCCCGACGGCAACTTCGAGATCAGCCCCGGCACACTCGCCGCCGAGATGGACAACCTCAGCCAAGGCGGCCTCGCCCGAGGCGACATGGACGGCCTCGACTGGGCCCGCGACGAGATATTCGCCGAGACCTTCGCCAAGGCCAGCAACACCATGGATTTCGCCGCCATCCGCCGAGGAGCCCCCGCCGGAGGCAACATGCTCACCTTCGCCGAGAGCGTCCTCGGAGCCCAAGCCCGCTCCCTCAGCGCCAGCGGTGTGCGCATCGACCCGCAGACCGGCCAAGCCCTCGACACCCCCGGCAGCCTCTTCAAAGAGAACCCCATCCTCGCCACCGACAAAGCCCTCCTCAACCAACTCGGCACCTACATCAACAATTACCGCCAGTGGGCCAACGACCCCACCCACGAAAAGCCCCGCCCAAACCGCATCGCCCCCAGCGGCCGAGCCAGCGACATCGCCAACAACCCCCAGGTCACATTCTACGACCGAGGCGACGGCGTGAAAGCGAACGCCTTTGCCACGCAAGACCCCGCCACCGGCCAAGCCATCCTCCGCGACCAGCGCGACCTCAACAAAGAACACGCCAAGGTCAAAGAGCAGATCCGAAACATCGTCGGCTCCAAACTCATCGACCCCACAAACCCCGTCCTCGGCCCCAAGAAGCCAAAGGATGGCGACGGCCCCGTCAGAACTATCGGAACCGTCCTCCCGCCCAGCTTTGATTTCCTCAACGGCTTCATGCCGCACATCCGAGCCTTCGCACGCCAGTTTGAGGCCCTCGGAGCCGCTGGCGAGAGCATGCAGGTCCGCTACCACGCCATCGGCAGCGGAGACACCGGGGCGTTCAAAGTTAAAAAACTTGGCAACCTCGAAGCCATCACCCGCGAAGTCATCCCTTGGGGATGGGAACTCACCAAAGCCGGAAACCTCAACGCCACCGTGCTCGACCTCTCGCAATTCCGCAACCGCGCCATGCGAGGCATCGCCGAGCGCAACCCCGCCCTCGCCCCCTTCGACTACGACATGGGCAAGATCGAAGCCGACCTCAAGACCTACATGGAGAACCACCGGCAGGAACTCCCCGGCGCCAACAAGATCGGCGACGAGAAGCGAGACGCCATCAATGCCATCCTCGGCATCGCCACCACCAAAAACCGCGAGCGCAACGCCCTCTCCGGCAGCTTCGGCCCCGGCAGCGCCATCAAACAATTCCGCCTCGACCGCGTAGACGCCGCCGTAGGCACCGGCCGCACCGGCTTCCACTTCGACTACGACCGCGCCAACCGCAACTTCATGCCCGACAAGCCAGCCCCCATGCCGGACTTGTCAAGGGACCTGCCAGGGCAGGCCACGCCGGATGCGGCAGGGCCTACAGATGCTCCCGCAGAACAAGGATTCAAAGTTCCCGAGATTTACAAAGTCATCCCCGGTCCAAACGGCAAATCTCGCGTCATCAATGCCGAAGGGAAAAAAGTCACAGATTATCCGACTCTTGAAAAAGCAATGGCCCGCGCTACGGAGGAAAACAATTTGCTCGCTCCGATGTCTGATCTCAAAAAATTATTCAAAAGCCGAGAAGACAGGCAGGCCATTACAGATGCCCAGAAACGCATTACTGAAGTTGCAAAAAACAACCCAGAGGCAACCAGGTTGGAAATCCAACGAGATGAAACCGGCCTGCCCAAAATCGACCTATTGGAAGATTCAGATGGGAATCCAATTTTAGATGAAAAAGGCAATCAAGTGCGTGGCGTGGTATTTGCAAAAAAAGAATACGAGCTACGCAAGGCGCCCGGCCTTAGCAAGGATGACAACACCGCAGTAAAACAAGGCGTGGCGCTTCTCCTTCCAGAAGCCAAAAGAGTTTTAGGCATTCCAGCCCTCGCCGCCGGTAAGGGATGGTATGGACGGATGCGAGATTTCTTGCAGCGTTCATTTGGCGCAAACATCGAAGTGTTTGGTCAACTCCTCGGAGCGACATCTGCACGCACTCCGGTAGACACCAATTTCAAACAAGGGCTTGAAGCTCTAAAATTAGTTGCTCTTGGAAAATACGACGACCTTTTGCAGCGCTTCGACGCACATGTCATGGACATCAAGACAAAGGCAGAATCTGGTCAACTAAAGACAGAATGGCTTGCGAAAAACCCAACCAAGCGCGAGTCGATGTTTGTTCTCAATGATGAGTATCGCAAAGCCATCAATACCTTCAAAGATGTCCCTCTTCGTGAAAACGGAGCAAAATACAACGCAAACTCTCAAAAGGTTTTGCACGCTCTATACGGCATCTGGCTAAGTCAGACCAAGGGCCCGAAGACTCCAAACTTTGCAGGCAACCTCACTGGGCGGACATTGCGAGCCACCATCGATGTGTGGGCTGCACGCAACCTTCGCCGCCTGCTCTACTCGAACAAAATCAAAAAGTGGCGCATCCTGCCAGAGCAGGAATCCGGTGTGAAATACACCGTGGACAAAGACGGAAACTATGGCGGCGACTTTGAATTCGGCCAGCGCATTTACGACGAGGTAGCACGCCAGCTCAATATGAACCCGGACGACCTGCAAGCCGTCATGTGGTTTGCCGAAAAAGATGTTTGGGAAACGAACGGTTGGACGAACACCGTGGGCGCCGAGAAAAGCTCGTTTGATAAAGAAGCCGGCAAGCTCAACCTGGACCGATACCAGATCGGCCTCACCACATTCACAAGCGCCGAAAATTTTGATCCCAAGGTGCAAGAAGCCGAGCGCATCAGCTTCCGAAACGCAGTCAGAAAAGTTCCCAACCTCGCCGTCTCCCGCATCACCGAATCCAGCGGCCTCTACGGGGGCACGCTGGAGCCGACTTTCGATGTCGAATTCAGCGTCCAGCGCGATGCCAAGATCGATTCGCAAAACTACCTTGAGCCAACCATCCGAGAAGCCCTCGCCATCGCAGACCGACGCGGGCAGATCGATGTGCTCACATCGCTCGTTGTAGATATCGATCACCCAAACGCACGGCCCATGGTCGAAATTGGTTTCAAATCACCGGCCAAGCCCGCCGAGATAGACGCCGTCGTCGAAGCATTCAAAGCAAACGGCATCGACGGCTTCACTATAGCAAAAAACGAACGCGGCGATGTGCTCGGGCTTCGTTCCCAGTATGTGCCAGAAATCTCTGCCCGTTATGACACGCTGGACCATTTGGATCCGGTAAAATTTGGGCAAAACTCCAAAGATTGGATGGGTAAAGCACAAACAACCCTTGTCCAAATTCAAAACATCGACAATGTTAGCTACAGAAAGGAAGGATATGTCTCCTCTGCAATTTATGGAAAAGAAGAATACCGAACCGTCAACCCCGTTGACCTTAGCCGAAGCAGCTCGGCAAATGAACTGGGGCGCCGGAGATCGATCCTTAGCCCCGGATCCTAAGACCGACCGCGTCTTTATCACCACCACAGGCACCACCGATCCAAATTGGGAGCCTGGTGAGGAAGATTGGAAACGCCTCGCGGAGCTTTTTCGCGGGTAGAAATATTTTAACCCAACCCAACGCCCCGAGCCAAAAGCCGGGGCGTTTTTTATAACCCCCAAAACCTCTCCGCCTCCGCTTGCCGGACTGCCCGAGCATAGGTTTTGTTCACCATCTGCGGCGACGAGTGCCCAAGGAAAAACGCCGTCTTCCCCGCATCCTGCCACATTGCCAAGTGCATTGAGGCCGCTGTGTGTCTCAAACAATTTTGCGGCCATTCCTCCCACTTCATTTTCTCTGCCAGCGCCGTCCGCCCGCGCTTGATGAAATCCTCCTCCAAGCAGTCCCAATCCGCCGGCAGATGCCGCCGCAGGGCAGGCAGAATCGGCACATAGCGCTTCCGAGGCACCGGATCCGTGGACTTGATCTGCGGCACCAAAATCTCCGCCTCCTCCACATGCTCCGGCTTCGCCCGCCACACCTCGCTCGTCCGCATCCCCCCAAAAACTCCCAGCACCAACCACGCCCGCAGCCGGTCATTCTGCGCCGTCAAGTCCAGCAGCCGATTCACATTTTTCACCGAGAGCAAATGGTGCTCGGTCGTCCGCGCAGGCACATCAATCTTCAGCACCGGATTCCGCTCCGCCAAATCGTAACGCACCGCCCAGTTCCAAACCAGCCGCAGGTAATCGAAGCCCTGCTTCGCCGTCGTGCCGGTCCACTCTGGGCGGGAAAGGAACCGGTCGATGTGCCCCGGCTTGATATCGCACAGATCCATCGGCCCATACTCCGCCACAAATTTTCCCCACCACCAAAGCAAAAGCCGCTTGTGATTTCCCTCCTTCAGCTTCGGCATGCGAACCAGATTAAACTCCCGCCAAACCTGCGCCACGGTCATCCCCGCCGCCTGCTCAAAAGCCTCCGTCCCTCGCGCCTGTAGCTTCGTCAAAAGAGCATCCCGGTGCAGCGACGCCTCCAAGCGAGTCTGAAAAAAAGTCCGTTTCTCAATGCCATTGATTCGTGAAAAAACCACATGCTTGGCCTCCCCCCGCACCGTGGCCTCCCGAAGAGTGATCAAGGGCGTGTTGCGTCCTGTTGCGTCCGTTGCGTCCATTTACCCATTTTCAGCCATTTCCACGAATTTTCAAACATATTGACGAAGAAAGCAGAAAAGCCCGCCGAACCAGTCTCCATGCGGTTCAGCGGGCTTTTAGAAGGAGAGCCGACGACGGGATTTGAACCCGTGACCTATCGATTACGAATCGCGGATGGAGGATTGGTTTTCATTGTTTTGCGAGGGCGTTGCGTCGGTGTTGCGTCGAGTGGTCAGTTTTGGCTGAGGGTGGGAAGGGCTTGGCGCATGTAATTTTGGGCGTGGGGGTGGAGGTAGGCGACTTGCTGGGGCGGGGTGGCGGTGGTGAAGAAGTGCTGCTCTTGCACGGTGCCGTCGAGCCAGCGGGCTCGGAGGATTTGGACGACATTGCCGTTGAGTGGCCAGCTGCCTTGGTAGCAGCGCTTGAGCTCGAGGTTGCAGGGGGTGACGCCGACGACATCGCCGTTGAGGTCGATCATGGCGCCGCTGGGGGCGCTGTGGATGCGGACGGCGCGGTCAGTGAATTTGGCTTCCCACTCGGCGTTGAACTTGGCTTTGCGGGCGGCTTCGCGTTCTGCGGTGGCGCAGCCGCTTAAAATCAGGGCCGAGGCGAGGGCGAGGAGGTGGAGTGATGTTTTCATTTTTGGGGTGTCTGAAATTTTTTGAGCTCTGCTTGGCTGGCTTGAAATTTATGGACTCGGTAGGCGCGGCCGGGGGCGATTTTTTCAAAAGCGGATTTGATATTTTCGGCTTCGACTTGGTTGTCCATAAAACCAAAAACCAAAATGACATTGTGCCATTCGTTCATGGCTGGGCTGTATTGTTGGACAATGCTGACTTCTTTTTTTTCGACGGGATAAAACAAATACACAAGCAGGACGATGCCTGCGGCGATCCAAAGAAAATCATTTTTCATAGCGGGGTGGTCAGGTCGTGGATTTGCGCCGTCCACCCTTCTGGTAGCGTGCGGTCTTGGGAGTTGAGGATCCACCACCGGAGGTCTCGGTAGAGGGACGGATCAATTTGTCCTGGGGCGTGGCGTTTCCCGGCTCGTTCATCATCCAGCTGGGATGGTCGGGCATGGCTTGGCCGTGCATGGGGGGTGCGGCGCGCCGGGCGCGGTATTCGCGGATGGCTTCTTGAACGATGCGGCTGGCGCTCCAGTTTTCACCGAGCGTTTGGGTGCGTGATTGGGCTTCTTTTTTTAGCCATTCGGAGACTTCGGGCGGCAGCGAAACGCTGACTTTTTCGAAGTTTGGTTTTTTCTTCATGCCTCCTTGGTAGCACTTCTTGCTACCAAGTGCAAAAAATATTTTGGCCCGCAGAGCCTTTGTTTATGCGGGAGTCAAGTGTTTTTTTGTATGGAGTGATCACCCCATTTATTTTTTCTCACATTTTTTGTTGCTACTTTTTGCCACTCGGTAGTAACAACTGCGCCATGCAAATCGCATATGTAAAAACAAGCATCTCGATGCCGGCGGAGATGCTGGCTTGGGCGAAGGCCGAGTCGGTTGAGCAGGGCCACTTACCTCTGTCCCGCATTATCGCCCAAGCGGTGAGGGAGAAGATGGAGAGGGCGGCCAAAGCCAAAACCAAAGGGGGGGCGAGGAAATGAAATCTGCGGGGGAGATCGCAAGTGCTTTGGGTGTGGCGAAGGAGACGATTGAGGCGTGGGCTCGGGACTCAAAGATTCCGGCGTTTAAGGTGGGGCGGAGCTGGAAGTTTATCGAGGCGGATGTGCTGAAGGCTCTGCGGCTGTCGGGGAATGACCTGTCTCGTGCGATGGGGAGGGCGGCCTGATGAAGCTCTGGCACTGCATGGCGAATGGGCTCTTCGGGCCTTTTGGCGACTACATCTTGGCGGCGACCCCTGCGGAGGCGCGGCTGAAATTTTACAGGGAACACAAGTGCACACCCACTCGGGTGGTGCTGGAGAGATAATTTTTATGGAACACGAAGTCATAGTGCGTCAGTTGCAGTTCGCGTGGGAATTTGCCCTCGCTGTCGGCCCAGCCGTTGTGCTGGGGGTCGCAACCTACTGGGTCACCACATGGGGGGAGGCACGATGAGCGCTTTCTGGGTGATCGATAAGGAGTCTTACGGCGAGAACATCGGAACGAAAACGGTTTTCGGGCCGTTTGAGACGAGGAAACACGCCGAGAGTTTCATTGCCAACGATTTTGAGGGCTGGTGGAAGTCCACTGACCTGCCGCTCATGGACCGAGATGAGAATGCGAGCGGGACTTACTTCATTCTGGAGCAACGAGCCGAGGTGAGGCCGGTGGCCAAGATGACACTCAAAACCGTGCTGGTGGAGGAGTCTAAATGAGTGGCTGGGCGGCGATCTTGTTGGCGGTGCTGACGCTGGGCAGTTGCTGGGCCAGCTATTGCCTCGGGCAACGGGACATTCTGATTCGGCTCCGCAAGCTGCGGGAGAAGGAAGACCGCTGGCGTGAGTGGGATGCGAACAACTTGGAAGATTTTGAGGATTAAAATTATGAAACTGAACATAGTAACAGGAAAACTACAGCGGGCCCAGCGGGTCTGCTTTTATGGGGTGGAATCCGTGGGCAAAACCACGCTGGCCGCCAAGATGCCACAGCCGGTCTTTCTCGATGTGGAGAAGGGGACGGCGCACCTGGATGTGCCTCGCCAGGAGATCGGGTCTTGGGCGGAGCTGCTGGAAGTGGTGCGGGAGCTGGCCTCGGGGAGCTATGGCTACAAGACCGTCGTCTTAGACTCCATCGATTGGGCGGAGCGCCTGTGTATCGAGGACTTGAAGGCGGAGAAGAAGATCAAGTCGCTCGAGGAGATTCCGTATGGCAAGGGCTTTACGATGGCCTCGGAGCGGATGGCTCGTTTTCTTAACGATCTGGACCGGCTCATCGATGCGGGGATCCATGTGGTGCTGATCGGTCACGCTCAGGTGAAGCGGGTGGAGCCGCCAGATCAGGTGCAAGCCTATGATCGCTATGAGCTCAAGCTCATCAAGCAGACGGGGCCGCTGGTGAAGGAGTGGGTGGATCACCTTTTCTTTCTTAATTTCAAGACTCGCATTGTCGAGAGCGAGTCGGGCAAGGCCAAGGGCCGCGGGGGCAAGGAGCGGGTGCTCTTTACAACGCATGCGGCGGCTTACGATGCGAAGACTCGCTCGGAGCTGGCGGATGAGTTGCCTCTGGAGTTTGCGAGCATTTCCTCCCTTTTCGGGGGGGTGAAGGCTCCGGTGGTGGCTGCGGCGCAGGCTTATGCGGCGGCGGAACCATTGGAGACCTTTCTTGAGCCGCATGCGGAGGTCGTGAATGCCTGGTTGCTCGCTAAGGGCAAAATCTCGGAGGGCCAGACTTGGCGGGACATGCCGCCGGCGCTTCGGGACCAAGTCTCGGCGAGGCCGGAGGATTTCCTCAAGGCGGTAACGAAGGCGGCATAGCTATGACACTCGAGAGGGCATGCAGGGAGGTTTTGGGGGAGGCGGGTGGGTTGTTCCACCTCAAAACCTCCCCCGAGGGTGGGATCGAACGAAGGCTGCGGTTTGAGACCTACTCGCCAAGCGACATCCGAGCGCTGCCTCCCTACCTCTCGCCGCGGATCTGCGATGAGATCAACGCCGCCTGCGACCAGTGGCTGGCTGCCCGAGGAAAATTGACAGGAAGAGAATACGCAAAATTTATCAATAACAATCATCATGAATAATATACGACACAGCATGCTGCCGAAACTGGCGGCTTGCCCGAAATACACACCGAAGCCGGGGCCAGCGGGTCCGGCTGCAGAGCGGGGGATAAGAGGAGATGTTGCTTTTCGTTTGGGGTTGCAGGGCGACCGCTCCAAAATCGATGCGCTGCCGGCGGAAGAACGCCCAGGTATCGAGTGGGCGGTCGCCCTTATGGAGGACTACAAGCGGACGGGGACCATCGAAACTCGGGAGGAGTATCTGGCGATGCATACGCCTGGCATCGCCCATGTCGGCACGGCCGATGCGCTCTGTGAGAAGCTCGGCTGGGTGGCAGATTTAAAAACAGGGCAGTTACGCGGGTATGCCGAGCAGCTCGCGGCCTATTGTTACGCCATGATGCACATGAGTTTCGAGGAGGAATATACGGCCCATGTTCTGTATTGCGACCACCAAGTCGTGAAGAGCTACCGATTCACCTTGGAGCAGGCGAAGGGGATTGTGGAGCGCATCATTGCGGAGGTGAATGACCCCGCAGCGGAGCCTCGGGCGTGTGACTACTGCGGATGGTGTGCGAATTACGATTCGTGCCCTGCCGTTGTGAAGCCTGTCGAGGAGGGCTTGGCCGTGATCGCCTCGGAGTCCCCTACCCTGTCTTCGATGCTGGAGCGGGTGATGGAGTCGCCGGAAAAGCTCGGGCAATTTGTGGCGCAATGGAAGGCCGTGGAAAAAGCCATCGCCGAACCGGCTCTGGAGGCGCTCAAGGCGATGCTCGAGGACGGCCGCGAGGTGGATGGCTGGAAGCTCACCGAGGTGAAGGGGCGCGAATACTTTGATGTCGAGGGGATTCTGTGGGTGGCGCGGGAGACGAATGCGCCGGTGGAA